CATGTGTGTATTATAACACTATGTATCCAATCTGTCAACCTCTTTTGGAGAGTGCCGGCCAAAAGAAAACCTGTTGTATTTCTACAACAGGCCAAAGAATCCTACCCCGGGAGCGAATCGGTATCGGTTTCGTTTGATTTACATCTAATTAAAGAGTGATGCCCATTGCCTTGGCCTTGTAGCCTAGAGCAACGATTTCACGGCTTGGTTGGCCCATGACGTACTCAGTAACAGTCACGCCGTTACCTGCCTTGCGGGTGTTGCTGTAGATAGCATAACCGTTCTGCTTGATGCGGCTAACTTCTGCGCTCAAGTTGCCAACACCCAAGTCATGCTTGGCTTTGGATGCTGTCAATGCTGCACCGTTGTACAGTGCTGTGAAGACTTTGAAAGTCTTGGTTTCTGGATTGAATCTCTTCATGTTTAAGTTTCCTTTGTTAGAGCTGTTTCCTAACAGCGTCTTATTATAATAACAGAACACTGATTCAAGGTCAACCTCAATCCTTCCGTTTTATGGTAACATTTGCTCGAAAGAACGTGCCCATGATCACTACGGCACACCATGTCCAAAATGTGAACTCAATGGCCAGTACGGGGAACAGTGTGTTCAGACTCCAAATTACCAGCCAGGGGCCAATAGCCAACAACACCACAATCAGTGCTATGCCTATGACGACTTTTATGATGCTATCAAACATTTTCAATCTCCTCAATTTCTTGTAGCCGTTTCAACTCGGCAATCTCTGCTTCAATGGCCTTGGTATTGTTCTTGAGATTAGAACTACCCTTCTTGTAGACCACGTAGTAGTGATCTGCACAATAGACCTTGCCCTCTAGAGCACGGGCCCCACAGTATTTGAATGGGGCCCTTGTTTGCTCAGGGCCAATGTATTGGCACTCACACATATTAAGCCATGCCCTTCATAACAGTGACCTTGGCCATGTTCTGCCAGTTAGCAGGGAAGCTCTTCTTCAAGTCTGCACACTTCAAAACAGTACGCAGGCTCAGCTCTCGCATGTGGCTACGGTTCTCAAGGATGAAGTTAACGATCTCATCTTTAGCCGTTTCCTCAAGCTCATAACTATCCAACATGCCGTCTTTGACGATCTGCTTGATACGCAGGACCTTTTCACGGTCTGTGTCCATGCGCAAGTCAATGAAGTGACAGCGTGACTCTAGTGCCGCCAAGTGCTCTTGAAGCTTCTTGCTTCGCACATTCTCAAACTTCAAGTTGGTGATAAAGATAGCACCACCCTTGAAGTCAAACTTGTCTGGCACTCCTTCACTACGCAATACTCTAGAGTCTGTGTTCCAAGAAATAGTACGCTTCTTTGAAGTGTCCAAAGCTGCCTTCAGGATGTTGAGTGCAACGTCGTCTAGCAAGATTGAGTCACAGTCATCAAACACAATGATGTTCTTGGGATCGCTGAACTTGTACAGTTTGGCATAGAGTCCAATCGCACTCATAGCACCCTTGACAATCTCGTACTTGGGCTTGCGTTGTCCCATCATGTCAAACAGGTCATCACGAGCAAGTACTTCTTCAACACCAAAGCTCTTGCCCACGCCTGGAGGGCCTGTGACGATCATTGCACGAACGTCACCAGTCTTAACTGCAGAAGTCATGTCCTTGAGGATCTCAAAACGCAGTCTAGTACGCTCGATGATCTGCTCATCTGTTTCGTCTGCGACAGCAGAGTCTGGCACTTTGACTTGTGTGAAGTCTGTGACAGTGGCATCCATCTTGCCTGCTTTCACGGGCTTGCTCAGGGCCTGCAACATGGTGACCCCTGCTGGAGCCCCTGCAATTGCTTGGATGTCACGCTGGTTGCAGAACACCTTACAGGTCTCACCGCCACCCTTGATGTTGTAGCCCGAACGGGCCTTGATGTAGCCTTCCCAACCATTGCGGGCTTCTGTTACAAAGTCCCCAACCATATCCAGCTCAATGCCTGGAAAGATCTGATTGCTTTTGGCACCGTACTGGCCTTGTGCTAGTGTAATACGCATGGATTTCGCTCCTGTGTGTGTTGTTAACATAGTATCTATTATGCACTCAAATACGAGAGTTGTCAACCCCTATTTGAATAACACTTCCGCTATCTGGGTTTCTGTTGTTTCTGCAGTCAACTGCTCAATGGTGTTGGCAGCAAGAGCTTCTGCTAGAGGCGTCAAACCATTCACCACCAAGCCTTTGGAACCATAGACTGAGCCCGCGTACCATTCTCCATCACGCATGATATAGTAGTACTCACCCCCGCAGTTGTGGACCTGTTCAAGGAACTCTTCAAAGGTGTGCGCAACCTGCCAGCTGACATCCGTTTCGCCACGGTCGCTGTAGAAGTTCATGTCCCCGAGGGTCTTCTGAACTCCACTGTTGTCTCCAAGTGCTACCAATTGGTTGGCTGTTGCTGAGTTGTAATGGTCAAGCAGCAGCTTGCCCGTGTACTCTAGATAGCCATCATAGTGGCAATAAACGCTCTTGCACGTTGAGCCATGCATGACTCCTACTCTTGATCGTGTACCCATAGTGTTCGCTCCTATTAAGTTTGTTTAAGTGTGTATTATAGCATCAATCTTCTAGGCTGTCAACCGGAGCCATCATACGTGCTCCGTCGGCCATGAACCGATCAAAGACCTGCAATTGCTCTGCAGTGAACTCATGTCTGTTGACCTTCATGTAGAACAGGCCCACTAGTAGATCGCCGTTGCCATGCTGTCGTGCAGTGTTAACCAAATCGTCGTACATATCAATCTCCTCTACAGTCTGTGTTCAGCACAGGCTTCAGTGCCCTGCGTAGTTCTACTTCTCTCTTGTGCGCAACAGCTTTGCCGCGCAGTGTTTCATGAACTAGTACTTCTATCTCGCTCTTGTCGTTCAAAGAGCGCAGGGCCCGGCAAAGCAACCAGTCCTTGTTCTCTTTTTTAGCACGATAGAAGTGCTTGGCCGCACGAGCCAACACTGACTTGTTAATAGTTGTCTCTGTTTTGGCAGTGACTCCTATGTAGCTAGCACCGTTGACACGTAGCTCATAGATGATATGAGTACGGTCGACTCGCTTTTTACGGGTGGGCTTTTCTAAGTTCATGTTAGTATTATAGCACCAAAATTCCAATCTGTCAACCAAAATGCCAAAGCCCTTACGGGCTCCAGGGTCATGCGTTTGCGTCGACTTCGTATTGCTCAACGTTAAGTTCCACGTCCTCAAGCCCGCCCGCAGCCCACTCGTTTATAAAGTTTTGTTTAGCAGCTTCTAATTTGGCAACGCTGCTGTAGACCCCTACGTTGTAAAACTCGTATTCGTTGTCGCCAAGCCCCTGTGCTTGCAGCACGTAGATGATTTGCATAGTTCGCTCCTATTGCGTGTTAAAAAACAATTATAGCAGCTTTTCGCCAAAGTGTCAACCAAAAGGGAAAAGACCCTAGAGGGCCTAGGGTTATTCGACGTGATCCTCTATAAGCTGCGCAAGTGCAGCAACAGCGTCTTGCGTGGCCTCGTCATCTAAGTCTGTGTGCTGCTGTAGTTGTGCAAGTGCAGCGTAGAACTTTTGCTGTAGTTCGGTCATACATGTCCTTTGTTAAAACACTATTATAGCACATGTCGGCATTTTGGACAACCAAAGACCCTGAAGCCTGGAGGGTTCCTGGGTTTCTCAGATATCTCGCACTCTCGCAGCTAGATGGTGATCCACCTGAACGCTGCGTATACGATCACAGCGCAGCACAGCCACACTCCCACACGCTGCGCGGGCCACAACTCGCGGTACCAGCGTTTGAATGGATCCCAAGGATCCATGGGATTGGGCTGCTTGTACACTGTGATCTCTCTCTTGCTGCGCTGCTGCTGTTAACGTTGATCTGGCCAGCCCTACTGGATTCGAACCAGTGGCCTACAGCTTAGAAGGCTGTTGCTCTATCCATCTGAGCTAAGGGCTGCTGTGCTGCACTGTACTGGTGGGCCCCCCGTGAGTCGAACACGGCACCAACGGATTATGAGTCCGCTGCTCTAACCAACATGAGCTAGAGGCCCGTTGACTGTTACAACTCTCGGTATCCTCTCAAGAGTTCCGCATCCGTGACATTCTCTTCCGCTGCTGCACGTGATCCCGCAGCTACGAAACGGTGAAGATCCTCCATGCGTTCCTGGAACACATCGGGCGCTGCTTCAGCTGCACGTTGCATGTCATACCATACTGGATAGTGTCGCAGACAGCTTCGAGCACGGTCTTTGATAGCTTTGGGGATACGGGGAGTTGAGAGAATCTCTTTTAGAAATTTCTCAGTTTGTATCACTGCACGGTATCTTTCATCTGGTAGTGTCAATTCTCGGCTCCTAGATAACAGCTTTTTCTTAAGCATGTGTATATTATACGATACTTTTGATAGTTTGTCAATGGTTTTTGGCTATACTAGTATATACAGCAGCGGGGCCTATAGCCAAAACATGGTATATACTATATGAGAGTCTACTGTTACTGTGTGTATGTGGCCAATGGTCGGAGTCAACGGCTATGGGAAGCCATACAAGATCAAGGATGGATCTCTGCCACTGCTGATCCTGCTATAACATACTACTGGATACCTGATCACTTACGAGCATGGTGTCTAATGATAGATCCCTCAATGCGAAGACTCAGTGAACATGACACGTATGTATAGCGTATATAACACACTGTGAAGCCATAACCACTGCAGCGGGGCCACTGTATAAGAGTCGATATCCAGTCTAGAACGCTGATCATATGGTGGAAACGGTTCGAATTAGAGTGATCCTATACTAGAATCTATAGTATATAGAATCGTCAGGTCGGTGGTTGGAGAGGCTATGCTCAAATGGTCACACAATTCCACACTTTATTGCACTTTGTCACACTATTCTGCACCATTTCGTCTCTCTCGGCCAGCGTAGCGGCCTCTATACGCATTCAGGGGGTCAGTAAATCACACTTACTGAGCATTTATGTGTGTAAACGCATATGTTACAAACCATTGCAGCGGGGCCTGTGTGTCCAATCTATTTTAAACCCCCCTGTTTATGGCAGTCCTAGCTCAGTAAATAATCAATTCCACACATTCTATATGATCTTCTTGTATGGCCCATGTTGCTAATACTACAGCGCCTTGACTATTCACACACTGTTCAAACTCTAGATCCTCAGCCAGTATGCGTTGTACACGAGTCTTGTAGCCCAATCTCGTATTACGCATGCGTTGTGCTATCCTTGCTCCTGCCAGTGTTTCATAGTATCTAAAACAGCGTTCATGTGTTTCACTGTGTACAAGGTAGTAAACGTTTTTAATCATATATAATCCTCTAGCGGCCCGCATGCCATTAGACCACAGTCCATACTATGCCTATGATCAAGCCCACTGCAAAACATACTACACATGTTGCTACTAGAGTTATCGCATAGTATAACTCATCCATTACTACACGAGTCAGCCATAACGGATATGCGACATCCAAGTCCTGCCATTCTTGATTCACTCTTGTGTATAGTATACGCATCATGTATTTAAATAACTCATGCACTGTTACGGTATACTCAATCGACATATAGATCACGGCGGAGGTTCAGCCATTGCATGGGCTAGAGCCAATGATATACGCTGCGAGCTACATTTGAATCGATGCAGATATTGGATACCCATTGCAAGTACATTAGAGTCAGAGTTTGTGTTACGCTATGCAGAGATCATACACAGAGTTCCTGAGCATGATGAGATGTAAAAAATCTCTGCACAACAATCTTGCGCTGCTGCTTCGCAGCTAGTTAATCATCACGTGTAAATACTTCAATGATATACACCTTTGATTTTGACCATGATCAAATGGATCGCTGCCAAGACTATGTCATGTCGCGTTGGCACATACGTATCATACAC